TCTGTACACCTACTAATGCGTTAGGGTCTGGTGTAGATCCGTCACGAGCCTCATTTAGACCTGTGACATCGCGGATCATATTCAAGTTATAATTGTAGTTACCTATCAATGCAGCCATCTTACTCTGACCACTATTGCTTACTAACTCTTGAATTGGAACTCGTGCGTTATTAAACTCACCGTCACCAGTGTAGCTTCTACCAACTACCGATCCAGTCTGGAAGTATAACTTAAGTGCATCCTCTGGATTATATGCTGCGCCAGTACCAAGATCAACTTCTGATATACCATCCGCATCAATAAATACCCCATCAGGAACAACTCTAGCCATTACCTGCTGTAGTTTAAGATGCGTAAGCTGTATCTGATCAGCAAAAGGAATCATTCTCTTAACTAAAGACTGTATCTGACCCTTGTACATGCTTGGTGCAAACATCACATAGTTAGACAATGCCTTCTGTGTAGCAGCATCAGGACGCACCATATTCTCAAGCATCTCCCACTTAAGCATAATATTAGTACCAAGAACTAATACACCTTCATACCATACATCTTTAACCACGTCAACACGCTCAAACATTTCATTTCCTGCTTCAGGATTAAATGTCTCGTCACGTCTTATGACTCTCTCACCACCATTCTCTAAGTACTTCTTCTTGTATACGAATCTCTTCTCAGTCTTATAGTTGAAGTACAACAACGTTACAACCTCGTCATCAAAAACATCGTCCTGGAAAGTTCTGATAATAGGGTAGTAGTTATACCAAGCTGATCCAGAGTTCTTAATATCCTTAAGAGTCTCATCTGTAACAGATGGGTTAATCTTTCTAATTTCTGTATAGTGTACTTGCTTAACTTCACCAACATAGTATATATCAGAGAAGTCTGGCTTCTCTGTGTAACTGTAAATAATAGATGCTGGATCAACATACTCTATCTCAAGTCCAGCACCAGCTAAGAACGAGTGCTTAACTACACCTATTCCTATCTCAGTTAAATCTTTATCTACTTGAGTTTTGATTACATCCTTGTAATCGTTCATATCAAGAAGAGTATTAATAGCAACCTCTTCAGCTATCTCAATAGATGGCTTGTACTTAAGCTGCATATATAGAGCAAGTTCCTCATCATTCTCTGGAAGCTCTTCCTGTGGTACGTTGAACGCATCAATTCCAAACTGTTCTTTAGTCTGAACTAAGAAGTCTTTAGCTAACATATCAGCCTCGACCATCTCTTGGAACATATTCTTCTTTTCTGCTGAATTAATATCCTGTGATTCAGCCTTGATAGAGTACAGCCTATCAGCCATACCATTTACAACAATGTCAACAAACTTAGGGATAATTGGAACTGGCTTCCAGTCAAGATTCATGTACGATAAGTCACCATCAACTGATAGTAAATCCTTATACATTTGAGTCGGTTGTATTCCGCGAGCATATAGCCTAAGTTTATGAAACTCTAGGTATTGATCGTAGTACCTGCAACTCCCTGCATTAACTCTTTTAAACCACTCGCCCTCAATTGCCTTACCAACTCTTAAACCATAGTCCTGAGTTTTTTTCTCTGCATCTGTTGCGTATTGGTTCGGAAACGGAGAGCTGCTTATAATTACTGATGGTTTACTATCCATTATTTTTTTAATTGACTTCTGTTGCCACTGTTGTTGTATCTGACAAAATTAATATTTATTTTTGACTTTTCCTCTTTGACCTGAAACATGTTCTTCCTAGTAGCCATAATAGCAAGTCCAGAACTAATCGAGGCATCGTGCTTTGTCCGATTGTTTATGTCAAATCTAGCCCAATCCTCAAGAGTCTTTGTGAAGTACATGTTACCCATCTCATCAGGTTCTCTGTATGTCCCCTCTTGATCGTATCCAACATACTGTTCGATATACGTGCCAATAGATGATGCGTGAGACTGTTTTACGTCCTCAGATGAGTTAGGTATACCACCAAGCTCTAACTCTGTCTTAGATAGCTTAGTTATGTGCTTATCTGGTCTATTCATAGAGTAACCTCTATACCCTCTATCCTTTATGTGGTATAGAAGTCTAGTCTTATTATTCTCAATAAGTATAGGCATTCCATAAAAAATGATCGCCATAAGCACATCTTCGAAAAAAATCTCCGCTGTCTGTGTCCTTGTTACGTACTCTAGTATAAACTGATTAGTTGGAGCTTTTGGCTCCATATGGAATCCAGTAAGTCCGTGAAGAGCACCATTTGACCCTCCTCCTCCAACAGTACCAGATATATCATAAGGGTCACATCCGAACGCACCTAAGTGTTCGTTACCAGGACGTTTCTTCCCATGCCTATCTGTTATAACTTTATTCCTTAGTTCTGGTGGAGGCAGCCAAGATACAGTGAACTTACCACCTGGGTCTGGGGTCCATATAACCTCAGAGTCAAGTACTCCGTCTCTCCAATGGAAGTTACCTTTAGTAAGTACTCTTTCCTTTATTAGTGAATCGTTATAGTCAATCTGCTGATATATCTTAGATAAGTTATACAACGACTGCTTAGACTCATCACGAAATGCGTGAGACTCTGTTCTTGGGTACTGTCTGTAGAACTCGTTAAGTGCGTCAGCATCATTCTTAAGCGCAGCTACTTCATTGTTCCAATAAGTAATTACACCGTTGTATATCATCTCCCCATCCATACCGACAACTGGAGTCTTTGGATCCTCAAACACTGGGAATCAATGTATCCCTCAAAGTTCCACTCCATAGGTATAAACAAGCTGTACAGACCTGACTTAGTCTGTCCGTTAGCTGATCTTTGTTTTGGATTAGAGTCTGCGTATAACTTCTTGAAGTTATCACCACCCTTAGATAATGCGTTGGATGTTGATCCCATCATACACTTACCAATAACCTTAGAACCTAATCGAAGACAGGTCTTTGTTACACGCCAGTTGTTCAATATGTTGTCTGGCTTCAGCCACTTTCCAGATTCATCATGAATCAGCATGAGTAGTTTCTCACCATCGTATGAGTTGTCAGCAGTATTTTTCCAATCTATAGTAGTATCAAGACCCTCTATATCATCAGTATGCTCTTCGTTCATACTCTTCTTAGTGATCTTTGAAGCAGGAACCCTAAACGACAACTCTGTCTTTGGATTATCCATACCATCCTGCACAGGCTTAAAGAAGAATGGGTAGTTCCTAACTATTGGAACAACCTTGTCTGTAAACATCTTCTTAGCATCCGTACCAGTCTTAGATAGTATACCAAGCCTAGAGTCCTTAGATATTGTACCTAAGTTGCCTATCTCACCAGAACTCATAAATGAGAAACCACTACGTCTGTTCTTAAGGTAGCACATTCCGTAGCTTCTTACGTCAGCCTTACACGCCTCCCAAAATATATAGAATATCCTGTTAGATTCACGGAAGTCAGGAAGACCAACGTCAATCTTAGACCACTGAAGGTACATATAGTGAGTACCTGTTATGTATGTAGGTTTGCCATTATTGATAAACCAATGACCTAGCTCTCTTCTATCGAACTCTCGCTCTATGTATTCAATCCATCTTGACTTAAATACATTGTCACGTCTAGACCATTCAAACGATGTCTTAATCTTCTGAAGTTCTTTTGGATACTCTTCTGGTTGCCATCTATTACTACCAGTGTCTAAGTCTTTAGGAGTCTTAGGTAGTGCGATATTTATACCATTGATATAGTATATATCTCCTATAGTGCCGTCTTTAGATATTACTACTATATCGTAGTCTTTATCGTACCCGTACTCCCAAGACTTAGACGCATTTCTACCTGTACGGATCTGTTTGTTTACATGATCGTTGTTTAGTATATATAAATCGTATCCGCTACTTTTTTCCATTGTTCTTAGCCCTTCCCTCTGCAAATCCACCGTTACCACTTACGATAACTTTAATTTCAGACTCAGATTCTTTTGCTCGCTCAGCATCTATTCGCTCAAGTATAGATAGTGCATCCTCAAACGCTAGTCTCTTCGCAGCCGCTGCGTTCTTCATCTTATCAGCTGATAGATCGTCATCAATAGAGTAGTTAACAATAGGCTGCTCCAATACCTTAATAAGCTCGTCAACAGACTTCTCTGCTGCACGTAGCACCCTATCTTTTTTATCTTTTAGATTTTCAAGCATAAGTTCTTCATTTTCATTCTGTACAACTTATCACCATCTATATTAAACTCGTACTCTGACTCTGGTCTAAATGAAATAAAGTCACCTTTCTTAACTATATCGTTACTAGGCACGTACTCTACATATCCATGCAAAGCAAGTTCAACATCAGTGCTTGATAGCTCTCCTTCTTTATTCTCGTGTAGCACTGGCTTAATAAAACAGTATGGATACGGAGCGCTCCAGTCACCTTCTGGTTTTTTATACAAGAACAACTGATCAAACTCAACCATAAAAATGTCATCCTCATAGAAGTTCCAGCTAGAACGTTCTACACCCTTCATGTCATAGTACAACCTAAAAACATTATGGTGAACTATAACGTGATCTCCTTCAGATATCTCTCCTGTGTATCCTATTGGAGTAGCTATAACTATACCAACCCTA